ACCGCAACGTGGCGGCGGCTTGAAAGGCTTTTTAACCAACCCTGATTTTCTTGACACCCTGGCAATTGGGCTTGGCGGCATGACGATGAACCCCAACGTGGGCGTGATTGAGGCGGCTCAGTCGCGCATGAAAAGCCGTGCTGCATCGCGTCAGGATGCGCAAACCCGCAACAAAACTGTGGCGTGGCTGCGGGATGTCGTGCGCCGTGAGGACTTGGCGTCGGCTGTTGAGAGCGGGGCAATTGATGGCAGTGCGGCTGTGACCTTGGCTTATAGGGAGCCAAAAGATCCCGTCAAAGGCGTTAGCGTTGGCGACAGGGTTGTAAATCCAATTACTGGCGAGGTGATTTATGAGCCTGCGGGTGGCCTTGCATTTGACGCAGAGAAAGTTCAATCAGCGCGTAAAGAGTTTACGGCGCTTCCGCAGGTTAAATCATTTGCCGACCAAACTACAGCGTATGGCAGAGTGATGAGTTCCATTTCTGATCCATCGCCCGCTGGTGATTTGGCCTTGATCTTTAACTACATGAAGGTTCTTGATCCGGGTTCTGTTGTCCGTGAAGGTGAATTTGCCACAGCGCAAAATGCTGGAAGCGTTGACGACAGAACGCGCGGCCTATACAACCGCATTGTGTCTGGCGAAAGGCTGTCAGAGCGGCAGCGCTCAGATTTCGCTGACCGAGCAACGCGCCTGTATGAAGGCGCAGAGCAGCAATATAAATCTATTGCCGAGCAATACGGTAATTTTGCGAGATCGGCTGGGTTGCCGCCTGAGCAAGTAATTCCTGATTACGGCTTTGTCGGGGGCCGCTATCAAACTCCATTGATATATCAACTGCCGCCCACACCGCCGGGAGTGACAAAGCAAGACTGGGAGCAGTCATGGCAAAACATGACTGACGCACAGCGTCAGACGTTTCTAAACACTCCGACAACACCGTAATCAGAAATGATTTAAGAGGCGATAAGATGGCAGGCATGACGGATGAACAGCGCGCGGCTTTTGAGGCTGGATTGGAGCGCGCCCAAGGGCAGCAAGCAGCACGCGAGGCTGTTCCGACTCAGCGCATAAGGACAGCGGCTCAAGGGCTGACGCTTGGCTTTGCCGATGAGATTGAGGCACGCGCAAGATCGCTGACCACCGGCAGGCCATACGCAGAAATTTTAGACGAAATTCGCGGATCGGTTAAGGCTTATCAAGAAGCGCGACCGAAAGAAGCGCTGGGCTATGAAGTCGGCGGTGCGGCATTGCCTGCCATTGGCGCTATGGTAGCCGCACCTTTTACTGGTGGCGCGTCAACAGCGGCTGTTGCGCCAACTTTGGCGCGGATGGCGGGCATCGGCGCGGTTCAAGGCGGCCTCGCAGCGTTTGGGACCGGCGAAGGCGGCGCAGTGGAGCGACTATCCCGCATCCCCGGAGGCGTAACTAGCGGGGCGGCGGGCAGCGCAATTGGCGGTGGTCTGGTTCGCGCAGCTGGAGGCGGACTGTCTGCGCTGACTGACGCGACACGCAGGCTGGTCGGAAATCGCGGATCGTCTATCGTTGAAAATGAAATTCAGCGCTTGGTTAAGCAGACAGGCAGAACGGCCGACGAAATTTCGGACGACATCTTAAACGGCCGCCTGCTTGCCGAAAACAGATCAATCCAAGCCGCTGTGCGGGCGTATCGTTCTGGCGGAGGTGAGGCATCGCGGATTATTGAGCAAGGACTTCAGTCACGCCCAGATATGACGCGCGGAGCCGCCCTTGATGAATTAAACAAGTATCTGGCAGACATTTCAACACCCAGCGCGTTGCAGGCCCAGCGCCGCAGCGAAGATGTGGCAAGGATTGCCGAGCGCGAAGCATATAGCCAATTCCGCGACATGCCGGCGTCAGATGAAGTTGTTTCAGCTCTTGCCGATACATTGCGTCGTGTGCCGTCAGCGGCAGAGGAAGTTGGAGTTGCGTTGCGTGCGCAGACTGGATCTGCACCGTTTTTCGAAATACTAGAAGATGGCAGTGTGCAATTTACGCGCCAGCCAACCGTTGCCGAGGCTGAGAGCGTCCGCCGCGCCGTTGGAAACCGTGCAGCTGCCTTGTATAAGAGCAACATGGGGGCAGCGGGTGAGGCAGTTTCTGAAGCTGAGAAGGGCTTTCGCGGCCTGCTTGATCAAGTTGTTCCAGAACTTAGCGCTACCCGCGCAACCGCAGCAGCTGTCCGTTCACAGCGTGATGCCTTTAAGGCTGGCGAGAAGGCGCTTTCTGGTGACGTAAACGAACGAATGATGGAATTTGCAAAACTCACCGACCCAAACCAGATTGAAGCATATCGCGCTGGGTTAATGGCTGCGATACAGGCGCGGGCCGCTACATCGTCGCGGCAAAGTATGATCCGCAACATGGCCAACGAGAATACTAAAGAAGGCCGCGTTTTGCGCGAGGTTTTGCCGCAGGACGCGGTTGAAGACGTTATGCGGTCAATTGAAACGGCGACCCGCTCGCAAGAAGCATCAGGGTTTATTTTGGGCGGGTCTGCTACAGCGGAAACGCTAATGGAACAAGGGCGTCAGGGGCTTGGTCTTTCCGTGTCTGACATCAGCGGCGCGCTTTCTATGGATCCCACAGCCATAACAAACGTGGCATCAAAAATAGCAAACCGATTTAGCCGCGACCTGACCGACGCAGAACGTGCGCGGATTGCGCGCATCTTGGTGTCAGATAACGCTGACCTTGTTCGGCGCGCCATTCAAGATGATGGCGCCTTGGCGGTTTTGCGTGATAAGATTGAGCGAATATCTGCAACCGCAACCCGTGGCGCATCGCGCGCTGGCGCTGTCACTCCAGCACAGACAAGCGGCGACATATCTGGCCCGGCCATTCGTGGTTTGCTGGCTCAATAAAGGGATAAGACATGGAACTCGAAGAAGAAATCGACATCCTGTTTGGCATCGCGCCCGAGGCAGAAGAAGAAATCTCAGGCCCGCAGCCGCTGACGGATGAGATTGTTGGCAGCATTGCCAAGCGCGCTGTTGATGACGCTGTTGATTTTATTGAGGGCGACATTGCCCCTGCGCGGATCAAGTCGCAGCGGTATTATCAGGGCGAGGTTGACCTTGGCTATGAGACAGGCCGATCAAAGGTCGTGGCGACACGCGTGCGCGACACCGTGCGGGCCATCAAGCCCAGCCTAATGCGCGTGTTCCTGTCGTCCACTAGCTTTGTTGAATACACCCCACGCGGGCCAGAGGACGTGCGGATGGCCGAGCAAGCCACGACATACATGCATTGGAAATTTAACGAGCTGGGCGGGTTCCGGCTTTTGTCTGACGCGTTTCACGATGCGCTGGTCAAAAAGGCCGGCATCGTCAAGGTTTTCTGGGAAGATGTGGACACGTCAAAGGTCTACACCTTTACCAACATTGACGACATGCAATACACTGCGCTGATCACAGATCCCGACGTTGAGGTGATCGAACACAGCGAAGTGTCGGAAGAAATTGACATTCAGGCTGCCGGCATTGAGGCGCAATTCACGCAGCCAACATATCACGATGTCAAAATCATCAAGCGCAGCACCAAGGGCGAGATGCGTGCGGTGAGCGTTCCCCCGGAAGAATTTTTCATTGATCGTGACGCCAGGTCAATCGACGACTGTTACGTCTGCGGTCATAGCACCGACATGCGGGCTGGCGATGTCATTGCGATGGGTTATGACGCCGACATCGTGGACAGCTTGGACAGCAGCTCAAACTTGATTATCGGCAGCCAAGAGGAAGAAGCGCGGCGCGATTATCCAATTGACGTTGATCAGACCGACGACCCGGCTGATCCAAGCATGAAGCTGGTGATGATCACCGAGGCATACATGCGGATTGACGCGGACGGCACGGGCGTCCCAATGCTGCATCGCATCACGCTTGGCGGCAGCGGATACAAGCTGCTTGGGTATGAACCTGCGGACGAAATCCCGTTTGCCGTGTTTGAGATTGACCCAGAGCCGCACACGTTCTTTGGCCATTCCATTGCAGACCTGATTATGTCGGATCAGGATGCGTCAACCGCGATCCTGCGCGGCATCCTTGATAACGTGGCGATGGTCAACAACCCGCGTCTGGCTGCCGTTGACGGGCAAGTCAACATGGATGACCTGCTAAACAACGAGATTGGCGCGATCGTCCGCATGCGGGCGCCGGGCATGGTCCAGCCGCTTGAGGTGCCATTTTCCGCAGGCCAGACACTGGCCGCCATGCAGTAT